ATCGCCGCCGTACGTGCCCGGGTCGATGTAGGAGAACATCACCTCATCGAGTATGACGTCAGTCATCGGCACGGATTCCTGGCCGTCGTCGCGGCCGAGGATCTTGAGGCCGGCGCCGCCGTGCCGGCAGTGACAGTGGCTGATCTTGACGTGCTGGATCGTCGTCCACGGCGCGGTGCCGTCCTGATTCCGCGTCGAGAGCAGGATCAGGTACGCGCCCTGGCCTTCGGCCGTGCCGCCGTACTCGAGGATGCAGTTGTCCATCTCGAACCCGACACAGCATTTCAGTTCGAGCGCGTTCTTGATCTGCGCGCCTCGCGCATACCACTCGGGGTTTTTCGTGAGCGTGCAGTCCGTGATCCTGATGTTGGTCGGCATCCGCTCGGGACTCGTCGCGTCGGCGCCGCCGAACATGACCACCTCGCCGGCGCCCTCGAGATAACAGTCGTCGATGACGACATCCCGCGTGCCGTCCCAGCCGCTGATCGCCTGCGTGTCGCGGCCGATGTCGAAGATGTTGTCCACGTGGCACTGCGTGATGAACGCGCCGGCCCCGTTCAGCATGATGCCCCGGTGCGCGCCGAACCCCGGATCGCCGAGCAGACTGCAGCGGTCGATCGTGACGTGCGCGCCGGTCACCGCCACGAGCTGCCGGTTCTGATGCGCCGTCTTGACGGTCAGGCCGCGGAGCGTGACGGCCTCGCCCTCGACGGTGATCGCGTCCTCATCCGTCCCGCCCTGGATGACGACGCCGGTCCCGGCGGCCGTCGCCCGGCCTGGCGGAATGACGGCGGCGGTGAGCGTCACCGGTTGCCGCAGGACCAGGCTCCCGGTATACGTGCCGGCCTCGAGAATGAACACGCTTTCAGCCGCGGCCGCATCGAGGAGCGGTTGTAGCGGCGTGCCGGCCGTCACCGGGATTCCGATGATCGGCTCCGGTGGCTCGGGCGGCGTACTGCCCTGCAAGGCCTCGAGCGCGAGATCGAGTATGTCCTTGGCGTCGTGGATGTAGCCGATCGCCGCGTCGATGTCAGAGGCGTGCTTGCGGCGTGGATAGCGTGGTGTCATGGGTGTCCCTCAGAGCTCCGTGCGCTGGATCTGGCCCGGCTATTTGCAGGCAACGCCAGATTTCGTGACTGGCGCGGCGTCATCATCTTTCCTACGATCCCGCCGTGTCGCGCCGGATTGATCTTGCCGGTCGCCGCTTCGGGCGGCTCGTCGTGGTCAAATGTCATACGCCGTCGCGCGGCGGGCGGCTTTCGTGGCAATGTCGGTGCGACTGCGGCGCGACAATCATCGCCGCCGGGCAGGAACTGCGGCGAGGTGAGACACAGAGTTGTAGCTGCTTGCACGACGAGTTGCTCGCGGCGCGCCACCGCAGCCACGGTGAGGCGCTGAAGGATCCGAGCGACCGCACGCCAGAGTATCGGGCGTGGCAGGAAATGAAACGCCGCTGCTTGAACCCGTGGCGACCGGACTACGACAACTACGGCGGGCGCGGTATTCGCATCGCCGACGAATGGCTGCATGACTTCACGGCATTCCTGCGAGCGGTCGGGCGGCGTCCCTCGTCCGAGCACTCGCTGGATCGCATCGATGCTGACGGGAATTACGAACCCGGCAACGTCCGATGGGCGACAGCAGAAGAGCAACGACAGAATCAACGTGTGCCGACGCTCACGCTCGCTGGGCGCACGTTCGGCAGGTTGACCGTGATCGCCCTCGCAAGCGTGAAGCCGTGGCCGCGATGGCGCTGTCGCTGCGAGTGCGGGCGCGAAGTCGTCGTCGCGGGCGGGCATCTTACGAGCGCCCATACCACGAGTTGCGGATGCCGCAAGCGTGAGCGTCCACACGACGCGCTCGGTCGGTTCTCATAGCCGACTCCCGTCTACTCGCCTCGCGCCATTGCCATAGCCCCAACATTTCGCATCGGTGTGCTTCACATCGTCGATGGTGCACGCGGACACGTAGCCGCGGACGTTGGCATCCTCCGGCGTGACGCTGACGGTGCTGTAGACCGGATTGCCGGCGGCATCGACGGCGTCGTCCACCTGCACCTGCACGGTGTCGCTATCCCACATCCAGAAGGCGAGGTCCTCCTCCATCCGCAACTTGAAATCGTTGCCGCGCTGGCCGAACTGGTAGAGCGTATCGACCATGCGCGCCTGGAGCATCTGCGGCGACCAGTGCGGCCCCATCGTCTGGTAATCGAGGCCGTCCACGCCACAGCCGGCCAGGTCGTCGTACCAGCCGAAGCGTCCGCGTTCGTCGCCGTCCGCAAACCAACTGGTGTAGTGCGGGGAAAAGTGTTCCCAACTGCTGATGCCGTGCGCGTGCGCCAGGCCGCCGAGATGCCGCAGGGATTCGATGAGCGGCTGGCCCGGCGTGTTCCACAAATTCAACTCCCAGCCGAGCGAGACTTCGTCCACGAGCTTCGCGGCCACGAGCCGCTCGAATACGGGATCGACGAAGTCCGCCCACTGCTGCGGCGACATGCCGGCGGGCTGGAAATCTTTCGAGCCGAACCGCACGTGCAGGTACTTGACGTACTTCTTCACGAGCGCGCACGTCTCGAGGAACTGCTCGAGCGTCTGGCCTGAGCCGGGCGTCTTGCCGGGATTGTCGACCGGCCCGACGGCATCGGCATACGACAACAGAAAATGCGTGTACCCATACCCGGCGTACTTGGTGAGGTACTGCTGCTGAAAGTCGAGCGCGTACTTCGGCAGGAACCAACTAAAGATCCGTTCGTACTTCCGCCCCATGCCGGGGACCATCGGCGCCCCCTCCATCTCCACGCCCCAGAAATCGCCGCGCAGGTAATCGCGATCCGGCGGCGGCGTCCAGGGGAGCGCGGTGTAGTAATTGACCGGCGGCGGGAACGGTGGCAAAGGCCCCCGGACGATCACCGGGATCGTGGGGGCCCGCTTAAAACTTGGTTTGAGCGTGGCGACGATGTTGATCGTCTGATCGTGGAACGTCACTTGCGGATTCGCGCCCGTCGTCCAGGGCGCATAGCCGTCGGCGATGATCGAGACGTCGCCGATCCACGGTGGATCCTTCGGGGGGCCGTGATAGAAGTTCGCCGGATTGGTACTGCGGACGGTCCCGGAGAGGCCGGCATCGATCCGAATGACGAGCGGCCGGGTGATGAGGGCGCCGGCCTCGTCGAGCGCAGTGACATTCAATTCGACGGGCGGCGGGTTGGTCGGTCGGGTCATGGCGGCGGTCCTTTCCCGCTTACGCACTGGGGTTGATGTTCAGGAGTTTCAGCAGGACCGGGAGATCGATCGTCCCGGTCACCTTCACGCCCATCGTGTTCAGGCCGGCCACGATCTGATTCACTTTCTCGAGCGTGGCGAGCACGTCGGCAAGGTTCGTCGGCATGGGTTACTCCCCTGTCTTTCCGAGGCAGACGTTGCGTTCTTCGTTGCTGCGGGCGACGACCAGGCAGACGCGCCGCATCAGCCGGTCAATTCGCGCCGCGATGTCGTCGTAGTGTTCGCGGTTGTCTTTCGTGTCTGCCCGAATCGCCGCGTGATCATCGTGGAGGTCGTTTCCGAGCTCCTTGAGCCCGGCGATCATTTGTCCCTGGAGTTGCTGCGTTTGCTCCACGCGAGCCATCCGCTCCGACATCTGCGTCGTGAGCACGTAGACGAGGAACAGGGCGATCACGCTCGGCACGCCGAGAAACACCGCCGCCCGCAGCCAGGACGGCAGGCCCTGCACGTCGACCGGGATCGGCTCCATCGCCATCAGAACGATCCGACGCCCCACAGCCGGCGGACGAACGTGCGGAAATCCTTCGCGGCCGCCAGCGGTTCGGCGCCGGCCCAGATGCGCCCGAGCTGCGCCAGGTCTGAGATCGCGGTTTTGAGTGAGGCGACGTCGTCGGGCGTGTAGCCGAGGCCTTCGAGCGTCGCCTGGTCGGTGGCGTCCAGATACCCTTGCAGCGTGGCGGTATCTTGGAAATTGTTCTGGAACGATCGCGCCAGGTCGCCGGCGCGGGCATCGATCTCGGTTTTGGTGACGGGCAGGCCGACAGGCATACGGGACTCCTTGGTTAGAACGGAATGACCAGTTGTCCAATGACATAGAGCGAGGTATCGGCGACAAATGGCGTCCCGCCGATGTCGCGGAGGAGGCGAATATTCGGACTCCCGGCTTCGGTCAACATCACGCCCATCCCGGTTTGAGCCGATCCGTAGAAATGAAACGTGGTGCCGGTGTTGCGGGGGGGCGACGCCGCCGGGAGGCCGGCCGGCAAGACGATCCCGAGAGCGACGTTGGAACCCGTCAAGTTGGACGCAGAGATAAAGAACTGGACGAGCACCGTATAGGGCGTGAGCTTGAGCCAACAGTACGAACCCTGATTCCCGGCGGTGACGGTCCACACGCCGGTTCCTTGGACCACCTTGAAATTGGTGGCGGCATACGGGACATTGCTCCACGGCCCGGCGTTGATTAGCCCGATCGCGTTCGCGTTGTTCGTGATGAGCGTGTCTTGCGCGGCGTCTTTCGTCGTGCCGTCGTCCACATCAGCGAGGGCCACGTCGATCGGGTCGAGGAGGACGCTCTTGATCGCAGCCTTGTCCCACAGCGAGCCGTCGAGGTTGTTGCCGGAATCGTCGATCAGCGCATTCCAGGGAGCGCGGTTGATGAGGATCGGGGCCATGTGCGAATCCTTAGCTCGTCACGTCGAGGTTGGCGCCGAGCCGGCGCAGGATATCTTCGAGGGAGAACCGGACGGACGAGGCCGTCACCGTGAACCGGGGATTGAGCCGCGGCGCGAAGTTGATCTCGGTGATCGTGACCTCTTGGATCGTCAGCGTCGCATTGATGGCTGGCGAGGCCAGGTTGAACGTGATCGGCTTGCCGCTCTTGGTTTTCGGATCGCGGGTCGCATACGGCACCGTCTGAATCGGCTGCGCATACTGCGCGAGGTCCGCGTCGCAGAGCTGCGTCAAGGAGGTCTCGCCGCGGCGTTCGTCGGTGATCAGATGTTCGATGATGCCGTCCGAGTGGTCGATCGCCGCGAGCTGCGCCTGGGCGCCGAGGTCATCGCGCTGCACCTACAGATTGATCGGCGCGCCTTTGATGAGGGCGCGGAGCAGGCCGGTCACGCCGAGGAGCGCGGCCGCGGCGGTGACGGTGGAGTTATAGGACACGGTCGCGGTAATGGCGCCGGGGCCCGTGGGCGGAATCCCGGTGAGCGTGTTCCCGCTGATCGCGGTGTACCGGATCGTTTGCTGGCCGTTGCCGATAATCGCCCAGCCGCCACCGGGCGAGGCCCAGCCGGCGCCGGCCACGATGAGCGTCGGACTCCCCGCGATGACCATCCCGTTCGGTTGCGTAATCCCCGAGGTGTCGCCGGTCGGCGCATTGGCGCCGAGGTTCGCGTCGAGGAGGGCATCGAGGTACGTGGTCGTGACGTTGTCGGCGATCGTCGCCACGAGTTTGAGCTGCGAGGCGCCGGCTGGCGTCCGGTAGATTTTGCGGCCAGTGACGGCGGCGGCGCCGATCGCCAGGCCGGCGAGCTGGACCTGCGCGGCCGTCGCGGTGTTCGTGGTCGGCACGTTGGCGCCGAGGGCGCTATCGGGCGTGGCGTCGGTATAGGTCGCCGTCGTGTTGTCGTTGATCGTGCCGGCGAGCTTCAATTGACCGGCGCCGGCCGCCGTCCGATAAATCTTGCGGGCAGTGACGCCGGCCGGGCCCAGCGGAATCGCGGAGAGGAGCGCGGAGCCGACGATCCCATTACTGCCGGTCAACTGCGCGTACGGCGAGATCGACCCGCTGACATAGCTTGAGTACCACGAACTGGAGCCGGGCTGATTTACGACGCCGAGCGCCCCATTGGTGATGAGAATTTTGAGGGGCGCGCCGTTCAGTGAGATCCACGTGTGCACGACTTTGACGTTCGGGTCCTGGCTCATCGGGATGTAGTACCCGAACCCCTTCCCGTAGCCGGGCGAATATTGCGGAATCGTCCAATGGTTCGAGGCATTCGAGATGCCGCTTTCGTTCAGGCCGTTCGCGGGCGGGATGGCCGTTTTGTCCGGGTTCGTCGAGTAGGAAAACCACAAGACGACGGTTCCGCCGGGCGGGAGTTCGCCGTACCCAAACGAGGCGGGGTCATCGACGACGATGATCGCTTTCGTCCCCACGTCAATCACGGGTTGTGTAAACGGGACGGTGCCGCTCGGCGTCGTTTCCCCGGCCGCATTGACGAACGTCACGGCGTACGTATGGGCGCCGGCATTGGGACCGTTGCCGCCGCCAGCATTCGGGCCGACCGCGGGCGGCGCGGCCGGCGGCGTCAGCGTGCCGGTGACGTTGATCGTGGCGCGTGGGCTGACGAGGGATTCCCCGGAGGCCGTCACGAACGACACCGCGTAATCGTGCACGCCGGGCGTGACGCCCGAGCCCTGAGCGATCGCGAGCGTGGGCGGCGCGGCCGGGCCGATGCCCGGGCCCACGACGGTGCCCGCGCCACCCGGCACTGTGCCCGTGTAGCGGAGCCGTTGCGTTTCACTCACGGCCTGGCCGCCGGCCGGATTGAACATCACCGCATTGGAGATCGGGATGATCGGATCGTTGGCATTCACATCGGCAATGACTTCCTCGGCATAGCCTTTCCCGTACACGCGGGTCCGCACTTGGGACGTGTCGATCGCGACGGCGATCGGCGGCGCGAGGAGGAACGGATGCACGTCGTCGATCGGATCCGGGATCTCCGTCGTCTCGTCCGTGAAGAGATGCAGGACGAGATCGTCCCAGTAGAAGTAGCCGCCGATCAGTTTGGCGAGCTGGCGCAGACAGCCGTCCATCCCCTCGCTCGCGTCGAAGTTGACGGAGACCGGGGGGAGGTTGGGTTGAATGCCGGCGCCGGAATAGCCGGGGGCCCAGTTGGTGAGGAGCCACTGCGCCACGGTCGTCGCCGACGTATTCGTCCACTGGCCGTATGGGAGTTTGCGATTCGCCCGCGGCGTGTCATCGATCGCCTGGCAGGGATACACGGTCTGATGCGGCTGCAGCTCGAAGGACAAGCCGACCGTTTGCAGCGGGCCCGCGAAGAGCGTGCGCGGCTTGTTGGCATTGAGGCGAATCGTCAAGCGTTGGCCGGCCCGGGGCGGCGTGGCCGCATCGATGGTCAGCGCACAGGTATCGGGCGTGTCGTTGATGACTTCGTGGATCGTGACCGACTGGTACCGGACCTTCACGGGCTGATCGTCCAGCCGGAAGATCCCCCAGGCCTCGCGGATGTCGTGCAGCGCGTCGATGTACGCCAGGCGGAACCCGAGGCGCTTGCCGACCAGCGCATAGTGGTCATTCGGCGGCGACGGCATTACGACAGCCTCGATCCCCGCATGACGGACCGCGTGATCTGATCCGCCACGCGCCGAGCGATGTTCGCTTAGGTGTCGACGATGTTGAACGTGTTGTGGACGGTGACGCCCGCGCCATTCGCCGCAATCGATCCGCTCGCGGTCGGCACGAAGAGTTCCGGCCCGCGCTCGCCCACGAGGTACGGCGTGCCGGCGTCGACAGGTCCGCCGGCGGCTCGGGTCGAGAGGCCGCCGATCGGGCCGGAGATGATGCCACCCGCCGCGATGTAGGCCGCTTCCCCGGCGGTGTGCCGGCCGCCGGCCAGGACGGTGCTTGCCACCGAGGCGTACCCGGTCATCTGGCCGAAGAATGCCGGGATCGTCTGGTCGGTGACCAGGGCGGTGAACTGGCCGTGGAGCTCCGCGACGGCGTCCTTATTCCGCTTCAAGGCCTGTGTATGGCCGTCCTCGGCGGCGGTCGACTGCTGGACGGCCGCGACCTCCGCCTCTTGATCCTTGAGAAACTGATCCATCAACAGTTGCTCTTGGTTGTACTGGCTGATGCCCTCTTGTTTTTTCTGGTGCAGCGCATCGAGCGCAATCTGGAGTTTCGTCTGGGCGGTTTCGACCTTGACCGTGCCGTCGACATTGCGCCCATACGCCGCTTCGAGTTTCCCCTGCGCCTCGAGCTCGGCGATGACCTGCTCGTTGACCACCCCGGCGTGCTTCTGCTCGAGCGCCATCATCTGATTCGCGATCGTCGTGCGGCGGGTCGCGAGGTCCTCGATGATCTTCATCCGATCTTTTTCGGAGGTGATCTGGTCGTAGACGGCCTTCGCGGTCGCCTCCTCCGCGGCGATCAACAGATTCAGTTGGGCAATCTGGCCGTCGAAGCTGTAGGCCTTCAGGTTCGCCTGCGTGATCGCTTCCAGTTGCCGGATCCGTTTGGCGTACTGGTCGAGCGCGATTTTGTCGGCCTCCTCCTGGGCATGGGCCAGATCGTCGGTCGCCTTCTTGGCGGCCTCGAGGCCTTTCTTGTAGGCCTCGAGCTGCGTGACGCTGACGCCGATGCGGGCGGCATTCTGCGCGTTCAGTTGCCCCATCGCGTCGAGCTGCGCGAGGTAGGTTTTCTGATAGTCGAGGAGCGGCGCGACGGCGTTGGCTTCCATCGCCCCCATGAATTGCGCGGCCTGGCCGCGGGCATCGAGCGCCACCTTGACCTCGCCGTGCGCCTTCGCGGCATCCTGCGCGGCCTTCGCCGAGGCCTCCGTTTTCTTGTTCGTGTCGTCGAGCAGTTTCGTCAGGTTGCCGGACAGGCCGGTCATGTCCTTGAACGTCGCGACGAACAGATCCCACTTGCTCGCGCCGTCATTCGTCGCTTTGTTCAGGACGTTGAACCCCTGCGCGAGCTTGCCCAGGCCTTCCGTCACGAAGGCATCGATCGACGTCTGCGTGCGTTTGATCGCATCCACGTATTCGGCCATCGCGGCCACGGATTCCTGGCTCGTGATCTTGTTCAGTCGCTTCGCATCGTCCACGGCCTTGTCGACGCCGGTCGAAAACGCCGCCATCGAGGCGCCGAGCTTCCCGCCGTAGAGATCCGCCGCCGCGGCGTCGCGGATGCCGCCGGTCAACTGGCCGAGCGCCCGCTCCGTCGTGAGGAACAGGTCGGAGGCGTTCTTGTCCTTGAGGTCGTCGATCTTGATGCCCATCGCCGCGTACGCCGACACGACGCTCGCATCGCCGCCGGCGATCCGGTTCTGCAGACTGAACAGCGCCCGCCCGAGCTCCTCGCTCGAGACGCCATAGGATGCGGTCGCCGCCGTCAGGATCTGCAGGTCCTCGACGTTGATGTGGGTTTGCGCGCTGAGCGTATTGAGCGCGCTCGCGCCCTCGACCAGCTTGCCGATGTACTGGACGATCGCGTTGACGCTGAACGCGGCCGCGGCCGCCGAGGCCCAGCTCGTGAGCGTGGATTCCCAACTGCTCGTGTTGGTCTGGGCCTCCTTCGCCGCCGTGGCCGTGGCCTTGGTGGCGTCGGCGAGTTTCTGCATTTCCGGCGGGACCGTTTCCCCGATCGCCTGGTACTTCGCGATCGCTTCCTGCAGCGTGGCGTTGAGTTTGATCTGTTCGTTCGTCGTGAGGGCGGTGACGCCATGCACCTTGTCGATCGCGATCACGAGCTCGTTGGCCTGCTGGATGATCTGGCGGCCCGAGAACTTGTCCACCATGTCATTCAGTTTTTTCCCGACCGTGTCGGCGCCTTTCCCGAAGTCCGCGAGCGCCACGTCCGCGGCGTTGATGGCCGACAGGAACGTGGAGAAGTCCGCGACGAAATTCGCGTTGACACCCATCGGCTACTCCTCCCCGCCGGCATTCATCGCGGCGGCCTGGCGCTCCTGTTGCTCGGTGAGCCAGCGCACGAGCTCCGCGTGGTGCCGCGTCGTCAAGGCGTGCACCTGGGGCAAGGTCCAGTGCATTAGCTGACAGATGGCGAAATCGGACTGGAGACGTTCGCGCCATCCGGGTCGTTTTTTTCCGCCTCCTGCGCGGCGGTGACGGCGGCCTCGTGCACCTCGAGCGCATCGCGGATCGCTTTCGCGAACCGCGTCTTGAGGTTGTCGAAGGCCGCCGCGCTCACGGCCACGGGTTTTCCCTTCGGATCGACCACGGACCAGCCGACGATGTAGGCGCCCATGCGGGCCCGCCCGATGAGCATCGGGTCGAGCGTCAGCCCCTCACCCGGGGCGACTTGGCGGCGCATGGCGGCGTACATCGCCTGCTCCTCGCCATACGTGAGCTCCACCTTGACATCGATCCAGTGCCCGCCCGGCAGCGCCAGGCGCGTCACATCCGGCACGACGAACGCGTTGATCATCTCGGTCCTCCCCTGGCGACCGCGGCTCCGAGTCGGGCCGTGAACGCCTGATCGCGATACTGCAGGATGTCGAGCACCGGCCAGTGCCACTCGCCGCGCTGCAGCGTCACGATGAACGTGAGGGGCGTCTGCGCCAGCTTGTAGTCGTCGCCGTGGCGGATGTGGGCGCGCACGATGGTCTGGAGCTGTGCATCGCGTTCGACGACATAGCCTTCGACGTCGGCGGCGATCGCGTACGGCCCGAGTTGGATGCGGCCGCAGATCCCACTCGCGAGCACGCCGACGCGTGGCGGCACCTTTCGGCGCGGCATCGGCACGGCGTGGCTCCGTTACGGGGTCGGCGGTTCGCGGGTCCAGCCGGCCGCCGCGACGAATGTGCCGGCCAGGGAGATCGCGCCCGTCGCCTTGACGTCGATCGAGGCGTCGAGCCAGCCGAGGCCCTTCCACATCATGGTCGGGAGGAGCGTGCTCGGGACGAGCTCGAGGAGCACGGCGACTTCGCCGAGCGCGGCGTCGAAGATCGCCAGGTCGTCGGAGTCGTACCAGCCGCCCATGGTCCCCTTCAGATCAGGGAGCCCCTGCACGTATACGAGGTTTGGGTCGCCGAAACTCGTGACGTCGGCCTTATTACGGGCCATGTTGAGCGTCCACGAATTCATCGACGCGAGCGGGACCGGCACGGCGGCCGTCGGCGGCGTCGGTGGCGCCGGGTCCATCAGGATCTGCCCCTTGCTGCCATACATGCGGTTCATCGGTTATCCCCTTCCCTCTTGTGGTTAGCCGTTGGTCGTCGGAACGACCTCGAGTTCGTACGTGCCGCCTTCGTGTTGCCAGTGCTCGGCCGGGTTCACATCCGGCTCGCTGTAGCGGCGATAGCTGACGCGTTGCGCCCGAATCACCTTGTAGCCGGTCGGCGCCAGCATCGTGTCGGCGTTCTGCAGCAGATGATCGATCTGCGTGCAGGCCTTGCGCGCATCGCTCGCGCTGTTGCTGAAGATGACGGCCTTGACGAAATACTCGAACCGCTCGAACGCCTTGAACCCCTCGAACATGTACGTATCTTCGTGATCCGAGATCGACACGATCGCGAAGCGTTTCGATCCCTGCGGCGCCGCATCGAAGTACACGCCGTCCGGCAGCAGGCCGTGCAGGGTCGCATCGTTCTGCAGGAGGCCGAGCACCGCACTGTCGACGGCGCCGCTGTCCATCTCAGGTCTCCGTTACCATGAAGCCCGCCGACTGCACGAGCGCGACGAGCGCGGCTTTCATCAGCACCCGATGCCGTTTCGCGATCGACACCAGGCCTTGATCCTTGTGCGCCGGTTCCGATCCCCGGTTCCACCCTTGTTTCGTGACACGGTTCTCGGTCCCGTATTCCCACCAGACGGCCTGCGGCGTCCGACTCTCCACCACGAACCGCGCCTGATACTGGTGACTGCGATCCGTGACGACGACGCCGTCGCGCATGGGCCCGGTCGGATAGACCGTCTTGACCTCGCTCGCCGTATCCGCGGCCGCCGTCGCGACGATCGCGATCGCGTCGTTGGTCAGTTCATCGGGCATGTCGCGCAGCGCCTTCCGCAGCTCGTCGAGGCCATCGAGGAACAGGTTGACGCTGCTCATGCGGCCCCCACCACGCTCGGGACGCTCGACCCGGCGGCGCCCCCGCTCACGCGTTCCTCGCAGACGATTTCGAGTTGAATGTTCCGCTCCTCCACGTTGCGCACCGCCTGGATCGCGAACGTCCGGCCGGCGAACGTCACGCGGGTTTGCGTCGTCACGCCGGGCACGTACGGCACGACGACGAGGTACGGCAGGAGCGCCGTCACGGTCCCGGCGACGACCCGCCGCAGATCCGCGGCCGAGGCCGGCGTGACGCTGCCCCACGCCGTCGCGACGAGCACCCAGCCCTCGATGTACCCGCCATCCCCATCCGGTACCGAGCCGCCGGGATTCTCGAGGGCGACCTCGTGG